CAGCTCATCGGCGGGGTCTCGATCCCGCAGCGCCCGATGCTGAGCATTCCGAGTCTGGACCATCCGATCCAGCTCGTGCTGAACGCCGAAAAAGCCGCGCATCTGGGCGTCTCGATCCACCCGCTGAGCGACGACGCCGAAGAAGAGACCGCCGAGGTGCTCCAGGGGTTGTATCGACGAATCGAAGTACAGAGTCGCGCCGGCCTGGCGCGGTCCTGGGCCTTTGAGCGGGCCGTCAAGGCTGGTCGCGGCTACTATCGCGTCATTACCGAGCCGGACCCGGACAGCGACGACCCGTATGACCAGCGCATCACGATCAAGCGTATTTTGCAGCAGGGCAGCGTCGTGCTGGACCCGTTCGCGCAGGAGGCGGACGCCTCGGACGGCGAATGGTGTTTTGTCGTCAACGACATGCCGTTCGATACCTACAAACGGCGCTATCCCAAGTCGGCGATGGCCGCCTACAGCGAAGAGGAGCTCTCAGCGGTCGGGATCTCGACGCCGTCCTGGGTCTCGGGCGACGAAGGGGCGTCCCGCGCCGTGCGCGTGGCGGAATACTACCGGCTGGAATACACCACATCGAGAAAAGTGCTGCTGGACGATGGGTCGGAATCGGATGAGGAGGCAATCCCCGACGGCCGCACGGCCCGCGAGGGACGGGACGCCCGGCAGCGCGTCGAGCGCACGCCGACCCTCTACTGGAGCACAATCAACGCGGTGGAAGAGCTGGAGCCGAAACAGGAAATGGACGGCCGCTTCATTCCGGTCATTCCGGTTATCGGCCGCGAGCTGATCCCGTTCGGCCAGGAACGCCGCTACGTCGGCATGATCGAGCCCAACAAGGACGCCGTGCGCCTCTTGAATTACAGCGCGTCGTCCGCCGTCGAGATGTCGAGTCTGGAAACCAAAGCGCCCTACATGATGGTCGAGGGCCAGGAAGAGGGACACGAACAGGAATGGCAGCTCTCGAACGTCAGAAATTTCCCATATCTCCGCTATAGCCCCGTGAGTTTGAACGGCCAACCTGCGCCTCCCCCGCAGCGGACCCAGGTCGATGCGTCCCGACTGGGACCCAGCATGCTGCTGCTGCAACAGGCCCGCGAGTTTATCCACGAGGGGACCGGCGCGTTCGAGTCGGCCCTCGGGCAGCAGACCCCGGCCGCGAAGAGTGGCAAAGCCATTCTCGCGCTCCAGAACCAGCACGATTCGGGAAGCTCGCACTTTATCGATAATCTGGCCGAGATCAGCCTGACGTACGAAGCGAAAGTCATCCTCGACCTGATCCCGCACATCTATGATCGACCGGGTCGGATTGCGCGCATCCTCGACCTGGAAGATGAACCGAAAGCGGTTATGCTGAACGCGCCGTTCCAGCGTGACCCGCAGACACAACGCCCGATCCCCGCACCAGGACAGCCCGCGATGGCGCCTGGCGCCCCCATGGGTACGGGCGGGTCACCGATGGGTCTCGGGGGACCCCCGGCCCCTCCCGGCGCACCTCTTCTGCCTCCTGGCGGCTCGCCGATGGGACCGGGCGGTTTTCCGATGGCTCCCGGTGGCCCACCCGTGCCGCCTGGGGCGCCCCCGATGCCGCCTGGCCCCCCTCCGATGGGCCTGCTGCCGCCACCGCCGTCTGGACGGCCGGTCGAACTCTATGACCTGCGAAAAGGCCGTTACGGCATCACGGTCAGTATCGGGCGCAGCTACAAGAGCCGTCGCGAAGAGGGCGCCGACGAAATGGGCCAGCTCTTCCAGGCCAATCCCGCCTTGTTCCCGATTCTGGGCGATATCTACCTGAAATTCCGTGACTTTCCGGGGCACCTCGAAGCCGCAGAGCGGGTGAAGAAGATGCTGCCGCCACCGCTCCAGGACCAGGATGAGGGACCAGACCCCCAGATGCTCCAGCAGCAGGTGCAGGAGTCGGGGCAGATGGTGGAGCAGCTCACCAAGGCCCTGGACGAGAAAACGCAGCTCCTCGCGACTGACGCGCAGAAGCTGCAGGCCCAGACCGCACAGACGCAGATGGACAACGCGGCCAAGCTCGACATCGAACGCATGCGGATCGAAATTGAGCGGATGCGGAACGAGACCGAGCTGACCATCACGGCCATGAAGATCAAGGCCGATGAGGCCGAGGCGCGGCTGAAGTCGGACACGCGGCTCGCGGAATCGGAGCAGTCGAGTACGACCAAGATGCTGCACGACGAGACCGAGCACCAGCACCGGGAGGAGATGGCCGTGATTGACGGGCTCAAAAAAGAGGCCGAGTCGGCGCAGGCGGACGCGCCCGCGACGGTCCTGGCTATCGAGATGACGCCGACAGACGAGGTCGAGTAATGCCAGGACCAGCATCGTATCAGGGTCGAATGTCAGACATTGTCGGAGGCACGCCTGGGGCACGGTTACAGGACGCCCCGTTTGACTTTGATCCAGAATCAGATGGCTATTTCTATGAAATTAACGACAGATTAAATGCAGCCCGACCCTTGGAGGACGACACCAAGCCTCCCCGTATCGGGCCGCCACAACCTACGAATGCCAACCAATCCTGGGTGTGGCATGAAGATGAACAGGACTATTTTAAGCACTCGGGCAGCGTGACCGATAAGATTGAATTGCTCGGGGATAAATTGGCGTCGGAAGTCCGTGGACTATATGGGGATGATGTCTACTTGGTCCTGAAAGGTCGAGGACACGAGACCTACGGGTTGGGAGTGCAGGGCGAGGAAGCCCGTGGATATAAAATAGAAAAAGGCCCTGGCGGGTACTATTATTCGATTCCTGGTCCGCGGCGTGGCGACGTAGGGAGGTTGAGTGATGCCCCCACCGCGTAGACGGCAACGCGTGCCGCTCTCGACCTACGACCGTGAAATACTCCAGGCTGTGACCGACCGCCGACTCGACCCCACTGACCCCGACGCCCAGGCCGTATTGCAACGCGTGCAGGCGCTACAGACAGACGAAGTCTGGTTGTCTATGGGGGGACCGGACGACACGCGACCGGCGGGTGACCAGGACCGTATCACCGCGGAGCTTGCGGAGTTGCCGTCACTGGAGGAGCTGCGCTCGGGGGCTGCACGTCCACCCGTATTTGACCCATTAGGTGGCATCGCCCGGACGGTTGAGGAGAACGTCTTTGCGCCGGCTGCGACGGCCTTCTTGGAGGACGCGAAGGGCTGGCCCATCGTTAAGGCGATCACCCCACTCGCCGGGGCTGCGGTCAGGGGACTCGGCGCGGAAGTCAGTCTCAACCCGCAGGACTGGCCGACCACGACCAGCAGGTTACGACAGCCTTACCGTGGACCCATCGGGACATCACCCCCCGACGAGGGGAGACCGCCCGTCGGCCCCACCACCACCGCGGGGCAAACGCTCAGCGCGTTGGGTGCCGTGCTCCCGTGGGCGTATTCCCGAGGGAGCGACCTTGTCACGGGGCAAGACCACGCGACCCCAGCCCCGAATATTTTCACCGAGGGCGAGCAGCCGACGTTCAAGAGCGTGTTTGAGGCGCATGGGTACCCTGGGGCGGTGCAGGACATGGGGACCATCGCGGACCTCGTTGCTGATCCTATTGACCTGGCGTTCCCTGTGGTCGGCGCGATGGGCCTCATTGGCAGGGGGCTCAAGGTGGCGAAGAAAGCTGGCGGTGCTGCAGCGCGTGGCACGGTAGCCCGTGACCTCCTTGGGACGATGGGAGAGACAGACCGAGCCCTTGTGGCGCAGGAGATTGCCGCGCAGTTTCCCCGTGTCGATGCCTACACCAAGTTGAATCGTCACCTTTCTCAGAACATGCTCGATGCAAGACTCTCGTCACCCGAGGGGTTGTCACCGGTCACGCAGCAGTTTGTGCGAGCCATCAGGGAGTCCATGGACAATCCCATTGCCCCCCTGGAGCTTCAATCCCTTGCGCGTGGCGAGGACTACGTCCCCAGCCGACGCGTGCGACGTGGGCACACAAGGAGTGACACACCGGACCCGGTTAACGCACCGAGTCGCGCCCAACGTTACCAAGGTGCTCCATCGGACGTGTCAACGGCAGCGCATGAGCGTACGCGCCTCAATCATTATCTAGCCCTAGTGAGGGAGGGTGAGAAGGGTGCGGATTGGTATGACACAAGTGGCGCAGCGACGTTATTTGCGATGGGTGATGATGTTCCGCGAGCGCGTGAGATGGCCGACGTGGTGGCGATTACCTCGCCGGCGACGAAGGTGGACGTGAATACAGGCTTTGCCCTGCAAGGGGTAGAGCAGTTGGAATCCGGTATCCCAGTTTATACGGGCAGATTCCCTGCACGCGATAGCGCAGCGGTGCAGGCGTTACGTGAGGGCGGCGAGGTTACCGGACAAAAACGCCTCCCCTTTTCACAACAGATCCAACTGGGAGGTGGGTTTTCAGAGGTCGATTCTCCACGGTCAGTCCATGACATTTGGGACATGGAGGCGTGGGGGTATCAAAACCCTGACGGCACACCGTTGCGGGAGGGCGCGTCTCCCACGCAGCACCGCTGGATGGACAGCATGACGGAAAAAGCCATCGCAAAGGCGAATAGGGAGAACCTGGGTGGCCGTTCAGATTGGACGACAGGACACCTCCAGGCGGCGGCGTGGACGGGATCGAAGATCAGGGCAGGAAGGCTCAAACCAGGAGCTGACGTGGTTGATATTGCGTCGGCGTTCAAAAGGCGTGAGATGCAACTCTCACGCGAAGCGATCCCCGGGAGGACAGCGCAACATCTCGAAGGCTTAGAGGGCAAGGCGCTTGAAGATTATGCCCGCGACCAATTCTGGATTGACACCGACCCCCAAGGCCGTTCCCGTATGGCGATAAAGGGGGGCATTCCCGTGGGGACACGTAGTGGAGAAGGGCCCGGGGTGTTTCAAGGCGAAACGTCTCCAGGGTATCAAGCCTCTATCGTGGCGGGGCACTCGCCAGCTCCTGGCGGGGGCACAGAGGTTTTCCCTCCGACGATGGCCAGAGCCACGCGGATAGAGGGCGGCTATGCGTGGTTACATGCCCAGGATGCCGGTGCTGGGTCACGACTCACGGAATTTCCGACAGAGAAAGAATACAATGCGATCCTCGCGTCTGAGCCGGATATCTACAAGCGGCCGATGCGCGGGGCGGAACTCACCCTCAACCGCACCCCCACCGCTGATGAGATGGAGCTGGCTGACAAGATCATGACACAGGCCGCTGGGGCGAATGATGCCGTGGCGGTGGTGTTTATTCCAGGGAAGGGCATCCGCCTCGGGAACCTCCCCGAGAGTCAGTTGGATCTGAAGCAATTCGACAGAGCGACGAGGCAGGTGGCGAGAGCCCTACAGTCGCCTCGTAAGAATGGCCGTTTTAGTAGTTTCTATATCGACAACAACTGGGGTGAGAAAACACTCGGGCAGGAATATTGGCAATACCTGCCAGAGCCGGGGTCATCCGCTGAACGCGAACTTCAGCGGCAGGCCGCACTGGTGCGGAAGCGGGACGCCACTGAAGCAGTGCGAAACCCCTCGGTGACGACGAACCCCCTTATTCAGGAGATTCGCGCCGTGTACGAGGAGGGCGGGTTGTCCGCGATGCAGGCGTTTGCGACGAAACGGGGTCTCCCGCTGGCGGCGGTGCTGGCGGCACTGGGGCTCGGCGCTCAGTCTCAAGCATCAGACGGCGGTTCCCGCCGTAGGTCTTGAGGCGCCGGAACCAGTCCGCACCTAACGAATCGTTTTCCCTGACGTAGCGGGCGATGATGTCGTCAATGCGGCCAACGTCGATGTTTTTATGTTGGTGCGGCCAGCAGCGGCCGTACTCGTCATGGAGACGCTGGGGAGGGAATGTTTCAGTGTCTGGGCCAAACTGGCTGATATTCCAGTCATGAATAATTTCATCGACAGAGCGGGGTGGTCGGCGGGAAGGAGACATAACACCTCATCATGCGCGGGAGAAACCACCCACCTGGCGTGGGTTGGTGACCGTCACAGGGCCGCGCCCCTCGGGTCGTCTGGATGAGCAGATACGGCGCAGGAACGCGCCCCATCAGGGTTCAGTATATCAAAAAGGACGCCTCCTCGCTTTACCGGCGCAGGTGTGATATTTATGCAGTGTAACTGACTGACGCTTTTGCTCGGGCGCGACTGATTCTCGCGCCGACAACCGCGCCCCGGCGGGGTAAAGGCGACAAGGGGACACACGACGCGGGGGCGTGTTTTTGGGCTTTATGCAGCCCAGGACACGCCCTTTTTGTCATGGTCCCCCCTTTTTGTGATGCGAGTCTTATGAATCCTGACGCAGGACAGGTCACCGACGGCGACATCACCATCGATAGTAACCACGAGACGACGGATCAAATTGCCGTCGCCTTTCAAGATGATCCGCCGCCGCCGTCTGAGGACGCTCCCGCGGTTGAGGCGGTTGAGGCCGTCGACGAGGCGGTGCCTGCGCCACCGAAAAAGCGGACACGCCGCAATGACCCAGGCGAGGCCGTCAAGTCTGCCATTGCCAAACAGCGCGAGGCTGAACGACGCGCCGAGGCGGCTGAATCTCGCGTGCAGGAGCTCTCGGCGCCCGCACCGACCCCGGACCCGCAACCCACCGCTGAGCCTGAGCCGCAGCCAGCGACCTGGGAGCGGTTCAAGGCGATGCCGGGGGTACCCACGGTCGATCAGTTTCAGTCTTACGAGGACTACTCGATGGCCCTGGCCGAGTTTGTCTCGGATGCGAAGCGCACCGAGCATGACGCCGCGCAGCGAGACGCCTACGAGCAACAGCAGGTCGCGCAGCAGCAACGCGTGCAGCTCGACCGCTGGTCGAAAACGCTTGATGAGGCCCGACAGCACGACCCGAAGTTTGATGAGACCCTGAATCTTGACACGCCGATGTCGCTGCCGATGCAGCACCTGGCGATGGAAAGCCCGCACGGCATCGCGATCTTGCAGTGGCTCTCAGAACATCCAGATGACGCTCAGCGTATCTCCACGCTGCACCCGGCGGAAACCTACCGGGAAATGGGGAAATTGGAAGCCCGGCTCGAAGCTGCCTCGTCCACTGAAAACAGCGGCCCAGCCCGAGTCGTCAGTTCCGCGAAAGCTCCCATCAAGCCGCTGGGAACTT